AACATAATATACATACCGCCGTTGTCGGCAGCGCTAACCGCCTGAATTTGGGCGGTTTTTGCGTTTGCTAGACCTGGCATCGACAGCGCTACCAGCGCGACGACCGCAGCCGCCGCGCTCATTCTGTCCAGCATGAGGCGCCAGAGGGCCCGCTCGGTTGCCGACGTGGCGCGCTCGGCATGGATCATCGCGATCCAGGTGGGGCCGTCCAGCTTCGCAAGGGCGCAAATCTGCGCAATTCGCTCATCGGCCAGCGGCGTATCGCCTTTCCTCCAGCGGGACACCAGCGACCGGGTCACGGTCAGCCTTTCAGCCAAAGCCATATCGGACGCGAGATTCAAGCGAATTTTCACGTTGTCAAGTAGTTCGTTGACGGCGGTCATGGCGGCTCCAGTTGATCGATCAGTTGACACGTGTTTCCCGATCAGTTTACATGCGCCTCGTTGAGTGATCACTCAACACCCGCCACCGGCACCCCAAGGCCGCTGGCGGGTTCTCTTGGGGCTTGGGGCAGGGGATCACGGATGTTCGACGCCATCTCATCCTTCGCGCTGCTGGGAGCCATTGCGGCTATCTCCATTGGTGCCGCTCGTATCGTTTCGTGGCTGCTCGACCGGCGTGACTACACCGCCTCGCAGCAGTCACGCGAAGCCGAGGTCATCGCACTCGCAGAGGCGGAGATTGCCGCCACCAAGCGCGGCGATCTGCTGGCCGCCGCTCGCTACGCCGAACAGCACGAGGCCGGCCGTGCGTAAGTTCGATTGGTGGCTGGTTCCCTTCGTCATTTTCATGGTCTGCGGGGCAGCGCTTGGTTTCTGGATCGGCACCGCGTTCGCGGCTGACTGGAATGCGGTCGTGGCCGAGCGTGGCGAAATTCGCAACGCCTGCATCGCCGGTAACGACGGTGCTTGTCGCATGTACGAGGTCGAATATGGCCGTTGATCAGGTCCGCGAGTTCCTCAGCGATCCGCTTGTTGTCGCCGTGCTGGGCGGCGTGCTGCTTACCGGCCTCTATTGGTCGCTGGTGTTCGCCCTGCGCTGCAAGGGTGGTCGCAATGGTCGGTGATCGCGCGGTGCCGGCCGGGTCGGGACTCCCCTCGTCTAACAGGGGAGTCAGTGAATTCAGGAACCCCGAGGGAACCCTGACGGTCGGCATTGATTGGTTCTCCGCTTCCATCGATCTGCGCGCAGCGCTGGACGAGGTCGCATTCCGTGATGGCGACAGTTTCGAAGAGGTCCGCCAGTGGATCGAGTTCTCCCCGGAAAACGCACGTGTTGCGGCCCTGCAGGTGTTCTGCTGGTTCTTCGCTGGGCTGGGCCTTGAACTGGATGAAGCAGCAGGCGGCGGTCGCTTCTACATGTGGCGAATCAAGATCATCGACGCGGCCAAGAAGTTCGTCGGGATGATCGAACTGGGCGGCGAAAAGTGCCGCCGCGCCGATGGCACATATACCGCCCGCATCGAGCTAACCGGTGATGGATGCAAAGCGATAGGCGCAGCGCGCTGCGGCCATGCGCAGCGGTGGCTGGAGCTTCGAGCGAAGCTCGAAAGCTGCGCCGGAAGGATCACCCGCGTCGACGTGTGCGCAGATGATCTGATCGGTGAATACCCATTGCGCCTGGCGCAGAAGTGGTACGCAGCTGGTGAGTTCGATAACCGTGGCCAGCGCCCTAAGGCGCAGCTGGTGGACGACTACGACAGCGGCGACGGCAAGACGCTCTACATCGGCGGCAAGAAGTCGGAGAAGCAGCTGCGTGTGTATGAGAAGGGCAGAGAGCAGGGCGACAAGAGCTCTCCGTGGGTGCGCTATGAGGCTCAGTTCCGCAACTCAAACCGCAAGGAACTGCCCCTCGACATTCTGCGGGATCCGGCCTCCTACCTGCTCGGCGCCTATCCTGTCCTGTCCTTTCTGCGCTGCGTTGCCACGCGCATCGAAATCACGAAAGCCGCTGTCGAGGCCACGTGGAAGAGCGTACGTCGCCATATCCGCCGCCAGTACGGCGCGGCCCTCAATTTCATCGCCAAGAACTGCCCAGACGATCAGGCATTGCGGGCGGTAATCGAATCCTGCACTTCGCCATCGCTGCCGAAGTGGGTAACAGGTGACACAGCAGCGCATTGGCCCGAAATCGCGGCCGTACAACCAACCTCAAAGGGGTAATGAAATGATCAAGGTCATCGTACTGGATTCGCAGATCAACGAGCGTGGCGGCAGCTTCACCAACGACCGCAACGAGAACGTTGAATTCACCACCCGCAAGCAGCGCGCCAAGCTGGAGGCGGACGGTTTCGCCTATCCGTTCGACGTGCGCCTGGACAAGGGTCAGTCGGGCTATCCGGCGGGCGAGTACGAGCTCGACGTCCCGGCCATGCTGCAGGTCAATAAGGGCGTTGCAACCCTGAGCAAGTTCACGATCCTGCGCCCGCTGCAGAAGGCTGCGCCGCGCCCGGCAGCGCAGGCCTAAGTCATGGCCGTGTGCGTGTCTCTGACGGCTGAGGGGACGCTTGTACCCACCGGGGAGCCTGCATCGCAGTGTGGTGGGTATGTGCTTGTGTCGGCGGCAGAACACGCACAGGCCTCAATCCTCATCGATCTATTCCAGTGGCCCGAACCGGAAGTGGCCACTGGTTGGTTCTCGGGGGTGTTCACGCTGGTGCTCGCACTGAACGTGCTGGGCTACATCGTGGGCGCCGTCGTGAAGTCGGTCAGTACAGAGCGGGATTGACCACCCCATCTAACGCGCACAACGCGCACAACAAAGGAGCAGTGCAATGGACTTCGGCGACATTCTGACCGGCCTCGCAGCCGCCAGCGCAGTCAGCGCAATCATCAGCGCAGGTGCCATCAAGGCATCCCCGGGCTTCGCCCGCTGGGCGACCAACAAGGTCGCCACCTTCTTCCGCTGATCGCGGGAGAATTGTGACGGGGAGGGGCTGGGAAACCGGCCCCGATTCCTATGCAGACACAGCCCGATGACGTGAGCGCCGATGAGTGCCAGGACGATTGGTGCCCAGAGTGTGGTGGCGATGACGTGATCGTGTTGGACGACGGCAATCTGTGGTGCACGGAGTGCCGTGCCGTCGTTGACTACTAGGGGCGGGTGATGGATTTCAGTGGGGTGTTCCTCGGGCTATCCGTCGCACAGGTGGTGGCAGCAATTGTTGGTGCCGGCACCTTGATGGCGCTCCCTTGGTTCGGACGATGGTGTGTCGACAAGATCGCAGGATTCTTTGAGGACCGCGAGGACCAGGACGCGGACGAACACGCTGACGATGAGGCGGGAGAGGTTGAAGAGGTCGTGTGCGCTGACACCGGCCATGACTATGACGGTGGCGAGTGCATCTTCTGCGGCCAACCGGAAAAGGAGGATTGACGATGCTGGTGTGCATGGTATTCGCGTTTATCGGCGGCCTGACGGGGCATGCTGTCGCATTGGCGTTCAATGAGGCCAGCCAATGATTGATCTAGCTGGCCGCGGCTATCTCCTGTGGCTACGCGTAGTGGTCGCGATGCTCATACTGAGCGCAGCGAGGCACGCGCACGCTGTTTCATATCCAGATGAAGGGCTTGCATATGCTGGCTGTATGGAGCATGCGTCTCGCGCGAATGCTAATCCGAACATTGGCGCCTCATTCAAGCCGCTTGTCTGTGATCGTTACAGCACGACCGGATTCTGTGTTGCTCGCAAGGGTGGCGCTGGCTGTGTTGGTACATCATCAGAGTACGGATATCAGGGTGAGCATACGTACCCAGCCGACGCCACGTGCGCATCCCGCGCGGAGGAAACAAGCTGGAAGGGGGCTGGTACCACCGGGCTTGACAGCGTGTGCAGTAACGGCTGCACGTACAGTGGCTCGCTCTACGCACAGTCGCCGACAGGGCGCCTCTTTACGCCTACCGGGGGCACGTGTACGACAAACGACCACCCGGCCCCAACCACGCCCGATCCGGGAGAGGGTGGTGGAGACGGCGGGGGTGACGGTGGTGGCGATGGGGGTGGCGACGGCGGCGGTGACGGCGGTGGGGATGGGGGCGGTGACGGCGGCGGGGACGGTGGTGGAGATGGGGGCGGCGATGGCGATGGGGATGGGGATGGGGATGGGGACGGCGATGGGGACGGGGATTGCACCGATCCTGATGGCTGCGCGGGCCCCGGACCGGGCCCTGGAACAGGCGAAGGTGGTGACGGCGGCGCGCCGGGGCCGACGACAGGGCGCCTCTACAAGAAGTCAGGCAAGACGGTTCAGAAGGTCGTCGCGGAGTTCAAGGCGGCCATTGAGGGCGCTCCCATCCTGTCGAAGGTCAAAGGCTTCTTCGGTAGCTGTACCGGCGGTGGCAGCTGCCCAACCGCCACGTGGGACGGTGGGCAGTACGCCGGAAAGTTCGACCTTGGCGCGCTGTGTTCCGGCCCACTGTTACAACTTTTCCAGTACGCCGGGTTTGTGTTTCTTGCGGGCATGGGCATCGTCGCGCTGAGGTGGGCACTGCTATGAAACGCAATCATCTGATCGTGCTTGGCGCTGCGCTACTCGTGCTGGTGCTGTCTGCCTCTTGGGCATATGCCGATGGGGGCGGGCCGGTCACCGCGCTTACCACCTGGGCAAAGGAGCAGATCACGTCGCTGTGGGCGGACTTCTCCGACTTCATGACGGACCTACAAACCGACTTCATCGAGCTGGCGTTGTCGTTCGTCAAGGCCATCGTGTACCTGATTCCAGCGCCTGATTTCCTGTCCCAGATCAGCTTCTGCGCGATGCTCAACGCCGCGGGGCCGTGGACGGCGTTCATCGTTGCCCAGTTGCGCGTCGGCGAGGCTATCGCGGTACTGACGGCTGCACTTGTATTCCGCCTTGTGCGGGTGTTCCTCACTCTCTTCCAGTGGACGTAACGAAATGATCTTCGGCCATGAAGGCTTGCCGCGCAGCGGCAAGAGCTACGAGGCGGTTCTCCATCACATCCTTCCTGCATTGCGGGCGAAGCGGCACGTCTACGTGCGCCTAAACGGGGTAGGGGAGAGCCTCGACAAGATCGCCGCCCACCTGGGCATGCCTGAAGAGGAGGTGCGCGAGCTGGTGCACGTGATGGGCGACAAGGAAGTGGTTGACTGGTGCGTATGCGACACCGACAACGATGGCGCCATTTCGTTCCCACATATCGAGAAGCACGCACTGATCGTGATCGATGAGGCGCACGAATACTGGCCGACCAACCGCGCCAACCTGCCCGAGCGCACTGCAAACTTCTTTGCCAAGCACGGCCATATCAGCTTGGACATGGTGATCATTTCGCAGGACTGCAAAGACCTGCACCGCCTGATCATCCGCCGCATGGCGAAGAAGAACACGTATACCAAGCTCGACGCGCTGGGGTCCGATCAGCGGTACTCGGTGCGGTTCTATGCGGCCACTGGCACCGGCAAATACGAAACGGTGGGCACAGAGGTCCGCAAGTACGATCCGGCCATCTGGGAGCTCTACCACGGCGTACAGCCGGGCATTGAGTCCAATGAGGTCTACAAGGGAAACACGCGCACTTTGTGGAAGACCCTGCGCGGCCCATCAATCGTAATGGGCCTCGCACTTGTCATTGGCGTGGTGATGTTCCTGCGGTTCTTCTTCGCAGACGGCTCAACGGGGGAGGAAAGCAAGCTCAAGGAGGTTGTCAAGACGCAGAAGGCCGCAATTCCCGCGATAGCGCACGCGCCGGGTGCTCAGCCGGCCACGGTGGTCACAAAGGTTGTCGAGACGCCCAAGACGAAGGAGAAGCTTCCTGCGGGCGTTCAGTACATTCTGGACATGGCGGCCAATGCCAGGGCGAGGCACGCCGGGTGGTATGGCCAGCGCGACATCGTGGAGTTTCGCGCGTCAGGCGGCGGGCAAGTACTCGACCGATTCACCACTGAGCAGCTGTGGGCGCTGGGCTGGTCTGTCAAGCGAACCGAATTCGGCGTGTTACTGAGCGCTAAGGGGCATGAGATTATCGCCACGACTTGGCCCGTGGACCCGTTTGGCGAGCAGTCCGATGCTACGACCGCGCGCATAAAGGCTGCGGCGGGGTCGCCTGTGACGAGCGCGAGCGAGACACAGCCGACCACCGCCGCGGCGAACGGGAGCACCCTAATTGCAGTTGGGAAGCGCCCCTTGGGCACGTTCCCAGAGACGCCGCCATACCCGGCGAGCTTCTGATTTTCGTAATGGGATACCATGCCCCCGAACCTTGGGGGCGAAATGGGCATTCGATCAGGCCTAGTGCTGGCTCTACTGCTGCTGTGGGCACCTGCGCATGCGCAACAACTACGCTCGGCCACTGGTCCACAGCCACCGCCCAGGTACACGCCGCCAACACCGAAGGTGAGCAACCTTGGCGCTGAGCCGCTGAAATGCCAGCAACACCTTGATCCGCGCATCCGGCTCTATTGCGCGGAAATTGAGCGATCCCTGATACAGGGCGAGGCGCGTCGCCAAGGGTTACCAACGCCATCGAGCGAGATTGTTCGCATGCCAGCCTACGGGAGCGCCGAGGCAAAGCAGCTGGGCGCTGCCTGTATGGGGGGCACCGCAATGCGCCGCCTAAACAACGGCTGGGAACAGTTGCGAAACGCCAAGGGCGAATGGCTGCGCTGCCGTGAGCACTGAACCGGGGTGTAGGGGCAGCGCCCCTACGGAAGCGCCTCACACGCGCTGGTAAGGTCTCGGCCCCGGCGCCGGCAGGACACCCGCAACAGGATCGGCGTCAGGACCAGCCATCACCGTGGAAGACCGCTTTGCGCGGCGTTGTGCGACCTCGGCCAGGTCAACGATGCCCGCACGCCCGAATGGCCGTTTCTGACCACCTCGGGCAATCTCCATCATCCGGCGCCATTCCTGCGCCTGTGCGGCCAGCAGGGACAGCCATGCAAGGTCCTGCGGTTCCAGCTCGCGGCCTTCGGGGGTGACCAGTCGGCCAGCCTTAAACGAAAAACCGGCCCAGGGGCCGGTTAGGTTGCGATCACGCACAATCAGGCTCCATGCCACAGCAGGGCTGGGGATCGAGGCAAGATGCGTGCCAGCCACCGCCGGATTGCTTTG